TAATGCAAATAATCCTCTCGAAGAGAAGTTAGATGCAATCAATTTCGGGTTAGAAGTCATTGAAGAGTATGAAGAGGACATTCAGGCTCTTGATAGATATGCAACTGAACTCGATTTTATCGCTAACATGGCTTGCGACAACGATATTTTTGTGGGCTTCGAAATCAGTTGCCCAGCCGAAAAAGATATTGTTGACCATTAACATCTGCCGGGGTGGCAGAACTGGTATATGCAGCGGACTTAAAATCCGCCGCCGTAAGGATTGGGGGTTCGAGTCCCCTCCCCGGCACCACCCGTGTCCGCAAGAATCAAAGACTTAAAAAGTTGGTGGCTCTTCTTAGTAGAGTGTTTGAGGAAGAAAAGTGGCTCTAGATGACAGCGGATAAACCTCACGGGACCATTCCCTTTTGTTAATAGGTGGTCTGGGTTAAACAATTAACATAAAGACGCATACAGCAATTACACATATTGTGTATTATCGGTTCGAGTCCGATTCCATCCGCCAATAACAGGATAGATAGCTTAATAGGTTAAGCAACAAGAAATGCGTCTTGTTTTATACCGGCTTCGTATAATGGTAGTACAAGGGACTCTGACTCCCTTGGTAGTAGTTCGATTCTATTAGCCGGTGCCAATTAAACATGGGTCAGTGAGCGGAATTGGTAACGCAGCGGACTGTAAATCCGTGGCTTTCGAGCATTGTTGGTTCAAGTCCAACCTGGCCCACCATAGGGAGACCACTAAGTGGCTCGTGCGGTAACGGGGAGAAGCGCACCATCTAGAATTAGATGCTTCAATAAATATACTTCTTTCCACCATATGGATCTTTAGCTCAGTTGGTTAGAGCACGCGGCTCATAACCGCACGGTCCTGGGTTCGATTCCCCGAAGATCCACCATATGCGGGGCTAGGTTAAAGGTAGACCATCAGCGTTAAAAGGCTGAAAAAGCGGTTCGAATCCGCAGCCCCACGCCAATATGTATTGAAAGGACGTAAAGGAATGAACATAGTAAACGCAGGTTCTCGTTATCAAGTCTATGGCGAAGATGTAAAGACTTATAAGGAGCTTCCTATTGCTACTTACTCAGTTGGATTTAATCCAATGATGGGTTTTTGGCTTATTAAGCATGATGACCTTGCTATCAACGAGGATACAATCTATGGCAATCATGCTCGTCGCGCAGAAAAGATTCTAAAATCTTTTGCTGTAAGTGAGAGAAACTTCGGTGTCATTCTCTCCGGTAAGAAGGGTATTGGTAAATCTCTGCTTGCTCGCATGATTGCGGAAGAATCTATTAAGGCCGATATGCCAGTCATTATCGTTGACACCGCTATTCCCGGCATCAGCAATTTTCTTGCCTCTATTCAGCAAGAGGTAACGATTATCTTTGACGAGTTTGAAAAGACTTTCGCCAAGATCGAGAAGGACGATCCGCAGGTTGAGATGCTTAGTCTATTCGATGGTATGGATAACGGTAAGAAGCTGTTTGTCATTACCTGTAACGATCCTCGTCAGTTGAACGAATTTCTTATTAACCGTCCTGGCCGCTTCCATTATCATTTTGAGATTACCTGTCCCTCTCCTGACGAAGTTCGTGCTTATATGGTTGATAAGCTCGGTACTGGTTGGGAAGAGGATATTGAAAAGGTCGTTAAGTTGTCTCAAGTAGCTGACATTACTTTTGATTGTCTGCGCGCAATCGCTTTCGATCTAAAGCAGGGGTATCCTCTGGAAGAGACTCTTATGGATTTGAACATCAACTACGAGCGCAATAGCGCTTATGATGTTACCGTTAGATTGTCTAATGGTTGGATTACTACAGCCTATTACAAGAAGATTGATCTCTACTCTAAGGATGAGTGTAACATTTCTTTTGAGAAAGATGGAATCCGTTATTTGATTACTTTCTCTCCCTCTGATGCCACGGTTGCTGATGGCGCTTTAGCTGTCAACCCGCAGAAGATTAAGTTGACTTTGGCTTATGACGCTTTTGAGGAGTCAATGTCTGACGATGATGCAGAAATTGCTCGTAGACAGTGGATGAAAAACACGACTGTTGAGTCTTGTACTCTAACAAAAGTAAGCATCTCCATGGTAAATAAGTTCGATAATTTTTAAAAATAGCCCTCGCGAGAGGGTTATATGCCAGCTAGGTCAAATGGTTAAGATGCCGCCTTCATACGGCGAGAGGACTGAGTTCGACTCTCAGAGTTGGCACCAATTCATTGTTGCAGCAATGTTTATCATATATATGAGAAAACCGAGAGAGCTTAACACCTGCAAGTGTTCTGCCTAACCCCTGTCATTCGTGACAGGGGTTTCTTTTTGTATATGAGCAAGAGTGGACCGCGCTCGGTGCAAACGCAAAGTGGCTTTAGAATTTTTCAGGCCAAATATGGCAAAATGATTTGCATTAGTTTTTATATCTATATGAGAGGAGGGATTTGTAAGAATGGCTGAATTAGTAGTTCTTAAAGGTTCTTTTGCCAATCTCAATAATATTCCAATTAAAGAAGGTTAGTTGATCTTTACGACAGACGAGGATAATCGTTTGATTTTTTTAGATACTGATGACAGTACCAGAGTATAGATAACTTCTCCAGCAATTGAGAATACTGATACAATCATTTTAGATGCTGGCGGCGCTCCTGCAACAATAGGAGGTTAAAATATATGGCTATTAAAACATTTGAAGTTGTTTTTAAGTTACGCCGCGACAATGATTACAATTACGAGAAGGTAAAAGATAGTTTTATTCCCAAAAAAGGAGAAATCTGTTTAGTAGATACTGCTAGACAAGGTCTTTGCGTAATTGTTGGTGATGGTGTATCAACTTATGGAAGTCTTGAGTATGAGAATACTATCTTCCAACGCGTTTATTTCATTGGCGGAAAGATTTTCAAGGATGCTGATGGTATTTAGGAAATCACTCCTAATGAAAATAAAATTTATATTGATGCCAATAACACCAACGACTTGTATTATTACAATGGCGTTGAGTTTGTTTTAATTGGGCCGGGTTCGCTTCCGACCGCGTCAGCGGAAACCGCAGGTATTATGAAACTTTACTCTACCACTGGAGAGAATGCGGATGGTACAATGACACAAAAAGCGATTACAGATGAACTGAACACTAAGGTTAGTGCTTCAGTTAATTTAGAAGATGAAACTGTCGTCTTCAAATAATCTATTTAGGAGGAAATTTAATTATGGCTATTTTTGATCCTAAGAATGTACCTGTGATTTCTAAACTCACTATTGGTGAGAAGACTTATTACTTAAAGGATGCTGAGGCTCGTGAGCTTCTCGCTACCCTTGGTAATGCTGCTAAGAAAGATGTTGCCGCAGGCGTTAGCGCCGATGAGCAGGGCCTTGTTACTGGTGCTATGGTTCAGGCTGCTATTGCTGGCATTTCTGGTTCCATGCACTTCCGTGGTGTGTTCGCTTCAACTGCCGAAGTTACTGACCCCGCTGCTGGTGATGTAATCATCGTTGGGGTTAAGGAGTATGTGTATGGCGGTGATCCTGCTGATTGGCACGAGCTTGGCGATGAGACCCTTTATGCTCTGAAGACTGTTACCATTGGTACTCAGAATCTGTCTGCTAATATCAATCTTGACACTCTTGCTGCCGATATGGGTCTTGGTGCCCTTGCTAAGAAGGATAGCGCTACAGGTACTGTTGCTGGTCAGACTATTAAGGGTTTAAAGGCTAAAGGTAATGCCGCTGGTTCTATTGCTGTCGAGCTAACTCAAACTTCTACGGCTGCAACTTTAACTAAGAGTGATTATACTCCCTCTGGTGATGTTTCCGGTTCTGTGACTGCCGCGGGTACTGTTTCTATTGCTAAGGATGCCGATAATGGTACTCAGATTTCTGGTTCTGTGTCTGCTCCTACTGTGACTGTTACTCCTGCTACCGACACCATTAAGAAGGTAACTTCTGTTGGTACTCTGCCTACCAAGGCTGCTGATACTTTTACTCCTAATGGTGACGATACCTTTACCGTTGGTTCTCAGGCTGCATGGAGCGCTAATGTCGATGATGCAAGTGAGACTTTGAGTTTCTCCTTCACCGCCAATACTTTGCCTACCTTTACTCAGGGGGCTAAAGCTTCTTATTCCGAAGGTACATTTGATGCGGGTACGCTTCCTGAGCTGGCTGCTGTTGGCACTCAAGTTGTTACTGGTATTACCAGTGCTACTGCTTCTGCTCCCGTATTTACTGGTGATAAGTTTGCTGCTTCCTTCACTGGTGCTTCTGCTAATATTACCGCTACCTTTACTGGTGAAAAGACTTCTGTCGTTTCTGGCGTTAACTATGATAAGGCCGGCGTTGATGCTGAAAAGACCAAGTTTACTGCGGGAGCGATTGAGCTTGATGTAGACGACGTGGTTGTCACTTCTAAGGACGTTACCGTACAGTAATCTAGCACTAGCGAGCTAAATGCTCGTTTATGAAAATAAAGGATGGTGAGTAAATGGCGAATAAGTACATTTCCAATGTAGAACTCGGCAGTACCATTTACTCCCTTAAAGATAAAGAGGCAAGAGCCGCGGTCAATGCATTGCAAACCGCAGTTTCTTCTTCTTTAGTCTTTAAAGGTGTCGTCTCTAGTGCTGCCGATCTTACTAGTCTAAAGAACTACAAAGTCGGTTGGACATATAAAGCTAACGCATCTTTCGAGATTGCTTCTTTAGGCAAACTTGAAGTAGGCGATATGATTATATGTATTAGCGATTATAGCTCTAGCTATAAAGCAAGTGATTGGACAGTAGTTCAAAACAATGTAGATACTATGACTGGGGCTTCCTCTACGGCCGCGGGCACGAGAGGTCTAGTACCAGCACCTCAAGCTAATGATAATGAAAAGTATCTTCGAGGCGATGGAACATGGGGTTCTCCCGTCGCTGATGTTACTTGGGGAAATTTCAATGATCTAATAGGATAAGCCATTTTTGGCTTATCCTATTTTTTTTGCATTTTTTCAAAATATATTGTATTATATGTATATAAGATAAAAGAGGAAAGACCTTTCCCCAAACAAAAGCACAGTTTGAAAATAATTAAAAATTATATTATAATATATATAGTAAATGAGAAAAAGGAGTTATAAGTTATGTATCCGATTGAGAAGTATAAGTTTTATACCAATGGTTCTCGCGTAATTGCAGTTTCTACCTATGCAGGCAAGACTGTGCGAGGTGTTGCAGTTTGCCATGCCGGTGATACATTCTCTCTGGAAAAGGGTAAGAAGCTCGCTGCTCTGCGGTGCGCGGAGAAGATTGCCAAGAAGCGTGTTGCCCGTGCCAATCAAAAGGTTGACGAGGCCTATTGGGCGTATGTCGATGCGGAGGCTTATCTCAATAAGATGGTCGATTATAAGGACGATGCCCTCTATGAGTTGAACGAGGTCATCGCTGCCAAGAACGATATGCTTGACAGCCTGTAAGAAAGTATCCTGAGCAAGATATAAAACTGCTCTATTCGGAGGATTAACCCTAATTGGCAAGGGAGCGGTCCTGAAAACCGCCAGTAACCGTGAACAACGGCGTAAGAGTTCGAGTCTCTTATCCTCCGCCAACGAATTAGACGAGAAATAGGAGGTAAAAGATGGATGCTTTAGAATTTTTGAAAGAAGAACGAAGAATGTGCAATTCTTTTGATATAGGATGCGTCAAATGCCCTCTTGGTGATATTGGATGTTGCGTTAGTCCCGAAGAAACGGATGAAGAGTTTGAGAGAGAAATTGCCATCGTTGAGCAATGGTCGAAGGAACATCCGCGCAAGACGCGGCAGAGCGTATTTCTGGAGCAGTATCCGGAGGCACGCATCGGAGATGATAATGTGTTGCAAATATATCCCTGCTTGATTTCCGCATCGTACAGGAACGCACGAGGTAACTGCGCAACTATGGGACGCGAATGCCCCGACTGCTGCCGCGAGTTCTGGTCGCAAGAGGCGGAGTGATGAAAGCAAAATGAGAAATTTGCAAAAATATAAATATTATGATATAATATTTATATAAGGTAAGGGAAGAACTTCTTCTCTTATATGCCCAAGTAGAAGAACTGGTATATTCAGCAGGCTCAAACCCTGCCGGTCATTGACCGCTGTGGGTTCGAATCCCACCTTGGGTACCAACTCTTCCCATAAATGGCGTCCTCTGTTACAGCCAGAGCAAAACGCAAAAACCTAGTTAAGCTGTAATTAACTAGTCGAGAGGTTTAGGAAGTTTTCTCTCGGAATATGCGAACGTAGTCAAGTGGTTTAAGACCCCGGCCTGCAAAGCCGTGTGACCTGTAAGGGCGTGAGTTCGAATCTCACCGTTCGCTCCATAAGACCTTAACAGCAATAAAAAATGGACTGTAAATCCGTCGCTTATGCTACGCAGGTTCGAATCCTGCCCTCCCCACCACTATATGGCGGAGGTAGGGAAGTGGTTAAACCCAACGGAACCGAAAAGATAAGGTCTAGAATCTAATCTCCCTTGTCCAAGGGAGTAACTAAAAATCAAAAGGAGATTGATACGATGAATACTTTTATGAACGCTATGAAGCAAGATACCAACTTTACCTTGACTGAGAATGGTGCCATTACCCATAAGTCCACTCTGAATGGTCTTATGGATTTGTTTGCGCTCGGCGGAGCATACCGCACTCGCTCTGACGCAGATTGCATCACTTTGTTCAAGGCGGCTTTTGACGAGGATGAAGCTCATGCTTTGAAGTGCCTGTTTTACTTGCGCGATGTGCGCGGCGGCCAGGGTGAGCGTCGTTTCTTCCGCGTCGTAACCAATTGGCTCGCTTCTCACAAGACTGAGGCTATGCGTTGTAACCTCCAGTTTGTGCCTGAATACGGTCGCTGGGATGACCTGTATATCTTCGTTGGCACTCCTCTGGAGAAGGACGCTTTCAATCTGATGCGGCATCAGCTGGCTTTGGATGTTTCTTGCAAGACTCCTTCTCTGCTTGCTAAGTGGCTGAAGTCTGAGAATACCAGCTCTAAGGAATCTCGCCATCTGGCGGTGATTACTCGCAATCATTTTGGCATGACCGCAAAGCAGTACCGTAAGACTCTCTCTACTCTGCGTGAGCGTATCCGCATCGTTGAGCGCCTCATGTCTGAGAATCGGTGGGACGAGATTGAGTTCGACAAGATTCCTTCTCGTGCCGGCGTAATTTATCGCAATGCGTTTGCTCGCCGCGATATGATTAAGGCTAAGTATGAGGCTTTCGCTAAGGATACTGAGACTAAGGTTAATGCCAGTGCTCTCTATCCTCACGACATTGCACATCGTGCCTTTGAAGCCAATCGTAAGGGATTGGGCGATCCTGATCGTCTGATGCTTCAGAAGTATTGGGAAAACCTTCCTAACTACTACGGTGATAATATCGAGAATGGCATTGCTGTTGTCGATGTTTCTGGCTCTATGACCGGTGTTCCTATGGAGGCTGCGGTTTCTATGGGTGCGTACATCGCAGATAAGGCGCACGGTCCTTTTGCCAACCACTTCATTACCTTCTCTGGTCATCCTGAGCTGGTGAAGTTCGAGGGAGCAGACATTACCGATAAGTTGTGCCGTTGCATTGGTGCAGATTGGGGTATGAACACTAATATCGAAGCTGTCTTCGATATGCTGCTCAACACCGCGATGAAGCAAAGTGTAAAGCCTGAGGATATGCCTACTCGCGTCTACATCTTCTCTGATATGGAGTTTGACAAGTGTGTTACCAGTAACTCTACTGATCGGAGTGGCTGGGGGTATGGTATGCACAGCGATGCCATCCAGACTCTCTTTGAGGCTATGAAGGCTAAGTGGGCACGCTACGGTTACAAGATGCCTAGCTGCATCTTCTGGAACCTGAACGCCCGCAATAACAACATTCCCGCGATCGGTGATGGCTTTAGCTATGTAAGTGGCTTTAGCCCTGTCATGATTCAGGAGATTCTCAGCGGCAAGGACGGACTCGATCTGATTCTTGAGAAGCTGGACAGCGAGCGTTACGCTCAGATCACTAAACCCTCTCAAACGGGGAAATGGCAAGAAAATTGTCATTTCCCGTCTTTTCTATTTATTGAAAAATAATTTAATTTATGATATAATAAATATATAAGGTAAGGAAAGGAAGTTACATAGATGCCATATCCATATCCAGCTGGAATGCCATTCCCAAGTTTGTTTACGTCTTCATTTGAACCGCCAGCGCAATCTGCTTCTGATTACTCTCTATATCGAGAAGACTTTGGTAGTATTTACAGTTTACTGAATACTATCAATAATCGTGAGAATAATAGTTTCATGCGTAACGAGGATTCATCTCAAGAACATGGAAATGAAGAGTGGAGTGGTACTTCTTCTTATGAAGAAGCTCAATCTCTCTTGATTCATGGTTATGAAGATCCTATCAAAGATATCAAGAGCAATTTAGCTAAAAATAAAAAATTGACAAGTAAAATCTACAGTTCAATTCCTAAGCCCATAGTCCAAAATAGAGTGGTAGGGTTTGTTCCAAACGTACCCAATGCTCTTAAAGGATTGCCAGAATCCATGATTACACTGGAGAAACTCCATAAGAAGAGAAAGACCATCTCTATTATCTATGCTACAGGCGGTAGCTGTGGCGTAGAAAGTGATGTTCTGGCATCTGCGGGCGCGGCGCTTGTATCTGCCATCAACCTCATTGAGTTGTCCGGTGTGCAAACTGAATTGTCGATTAGTTTTATGCCTACGAAAGAAACTAAGCAGGTTATTTTCCCGACTGTGAAGATTAAAAGCTATGGCGAACGCTTTAACTTGCAGAAAATCTGCTTTCCGATGATTCACCCTGCGATGTTTAGACGAATTGGCTTTAAGTATCTCGAAACTTGTCCTGGTATGGTAGAAAATTTTTCTCATGGTTATGGCCGTCCGCCTGAGCTTGAAGTTTTGAAGACTCTTATCAAGGATAAAAATACCTATGTGATTAACCGTGCGTGGATTACTGAACATGAAAATGATATTGAAGAAATTCTTAAATATATGGAGGTCTGCTGATATGAATAGAGATAAGATGCTCGAAGCGATGATGAAGGCGGTGACTAATGCGGTCGTCGACGTGAATGTGGAAGAAATCCTGGCGAAAGTGTATCCTCAGATTGATGAGAAAATTCACGAGACTTATGGTTTCCTGCCGGAGATTCATGAAGTGCGGACGCCGACTGCAACCCATAAGATCTGCGGCACTACGCATGAGAAGTTTGACGAAGTTCTCAATATTGTCAATCTGGATATCCCCGTTTATCTGACTGGCAAAGCGGGCACCGGCAAGAACGTTATTTGCCAGCAGGTCGCGGAAGCTCTGGGTCTGGATTTTTACTTCACCAACGCCGTTACGCAGGAGTACAAGCTGACTGGCTTCATTGATGCCAACGGCAATTATCAGGAAACCCAGTTTTATAAAGCTTTTACGAAGGGTGGTCTGTTCTTCTTGGACGAGATGGATGCGTCTATCCCTGAGACTCTGATTATTTTGAACGCGGCCATCGCGAATAGATACTTCGACTTCCCCAACGGCAAAGTTAGTGCGAACCCTAACTTTAGAGTCATCGCTGCCGGTAATACGGTTGGTACTGGTGCAGATAATAACTACACTGGTCGCTATTGCTTGGATAGAACAAGTCTTGACCGTTTTGCTATGGTGAACATCGACTACTCTGAAAAGATTGAGATGGCTATGGCAGATAACAACAAGAATCTGGTATCTTTCTGCCATCGTTTCAGAGAGATTACCGATAAGGCTGGCATCGAGTGTCTGTTCTCCTATCGTACTATTGATAGAATTGCGAAACTCGAAACGGTAATCAGCAATCTGTCTGAGGTTCTGTCTATCTCGCTGCTTAAGGGCATGGACGAGGATACCTTGTCTATCCTTAAGAACGAATTGTCTGAAGCTAAGGATATGACAAATAACAAGTATGCGAAAGCTATTATCAATGGTAATAGCTGGGATTTTTAAGGAGGTAAACTAATGATGATGGAAGGTTGGCTTTGCCCTCGGTGTCATAAAGTAAATGCGCCTTGGGTGTCACAATGTTCATGTGAAGATTTTTGGCGTGACAAGATTACTTGCAATCCATGTACTACAGGAGCGTATCCGAGAGACAACTGGTCTGTTACTACAGCTACTAACGCTGATGTGAACAGCGATTCTACGAAAGCTGTACCCTCGGTATAAGAATAAGGGGAGCTATCTATATAGCTCCCCTTTATTTTTTTGAAAAATTATAATATAATATATATAGAAAGTTAAGAAAGAGGGTTTGTGATAAATGTTTGTTATTCTGTGGATTAAAGAAAATAAATATTATGCTTATGCCAAGGAAAATCATTGGACTGATAATATTTACGCGGCTGGTAAGTTCAATACCTTAGAGGCGGCTCAGAAGTATGCAAAGAATAGTCTAAAAGATAAACTGCAGGAATTGCAGTATCTTACTCTTGATGGCAAGAAAGCAAGCGAAGACCCCATTCCTACTTTAACAAAAGAAGAAGCAGAAGCCGCTTATGAAGAACTGCGGCAGGCCGTAGAAATCTTCGGCAAAGCTGCTGAAAAGATTCCTGCTATCACGAAATATTATGCTACTATACAATCTGAGCAGGATAGGCTGCAAGAAGATTTGCTCCATAAGTTTGAGTTTACCTCTCCTGGAAATATCATTTTCGTCAAACTGGGACGTATGCTTAAGGCTTGCCGAATCAAGAGAAGAGAGGCTAAAGATCGTCTTGGTTATATGATTGCTATTGGCAATGCCAAGGGAAAGGATATTCTTAACGCACATAACAATCATAATCACCTGATTGAGACTCGCAACTATAACCCGCGAGTTGCGCCTGAACTATTTAATTAAGAAAGAAGGTATACGATGAAATTATGGATTGATGATCTGCGGCCGGCGCCGAGCGGATATATCTGGGTTAAAAGTGTAAAAGCAGCTAAGACCGCAATCTGGCAGTATGAACATAGCATGATAGATGATAATATCTTGATTGACCTTGACCATGATGCTGGTGACTATGCGTCTGAAGGCGGGGACTATATTAAGTTACTCGATTGGCTAGAAGCTAAAAACATTGTAGACACAGGATATAGCTTTCATCTCCATAGTATGAATCCTGTCGGTGTTCAGAATATGAGAGCAATTATAAAGAAGAATGGATGGAGGGAGATTTAATGCATAAAGTATATTTAGTTGAACCTAAATATAGCTATGATGGAAAAGGGCTGGTAGCTGCGGATAGTGCAGTACAGGCAAATGAAATCATTGATGATTTTATCCGACAAGATAACAGCAATGTTTTAGATTCTTGGGGATATAATCACGTTGGCGAGTGCGATTGCGTTGAACATCTTTACTCCGATGAACTAGGTATTATCCTCTATGGAATTCATTATACGGGAGTGTGTTAAATGGGTAAGTTTTCAGAACTCGATCTAAAATGGTATGAAGAGGAAGATTTGGAAGACCTCGAAGCCGAATATCCGGGTCTTTTCGATAAGTCAAGAGAAGACCTAGACAAGTTTGCAACCCAGCTATACTGGAAAGCGCAGAATCTAATCGAGGAAGCAAATAGCCTTGAGAGTAAGGCTGATGTTATTCGAACCTATCTGGGTGCGACAGAAAGAGAGGAAGTGTTGTAATAATGGGAAAAATTACTCGTCATAGCAAAGAGCGCATTGTTCAGAGAACTGAGGGATGTGAGAGTTTCGCAGAAGCTAAGAAGTTGGCTAAACAAGCTAAACGATCTGGCGCGACTATCAATCAGTTCCAGAAGTTCCCTAAGTTCTTCTCGTATCTTCAGAACAAAAGAGATCAGACCAATACCTGCTCTATTAGAGTGTATCGAGGTAACATTTATATCTGGCGTGGCAAAGATACACTAATTACCGCACACCCTATCCCCGAAAGATATATTAAAGAAATGGAGGCTATTGGTGATGACTGATGTTATGAGTAGAGTCTATGGCCATCTCGATGAAAGTTTACAGAGATTCGACGAATCAAGAATCGTCGGTATCTTCCTGCAAGGTTCTCAGAACTATGGTCTTGAAACCCCTAAAAGTGATGTTGATACGAAGCTGATTGTTACTCCTACTTTTGATGAAGTGGTTCTCAACAAGAAGCCTATCAGCACTACTCATGTAAGAGCAAACAACGAGCATACAGACCTGAAGGATATCCGCTTGATGCTTGCCATCTTCCGCAAGCAGAACCTTAACTTCATCGAAATTCTCTTTGCCCCTTATGCTTGGGTAAATCCTCTTTTTGAAAGTGAATGGGGCCGTCTGACTGCGGCGCGTGAGCAGATTGCTCACTACTCTCCATATAGCGCAGTTAAGACCATGAAAGGTATCGCTATGGAGAAATATCATGCTATGGAGCATGAATATCCTAGCAAGTTGGAAGTACTGGCCGAGTATGGCTACGACCCAAAACAACTCCATCATCTCCTGCGGGTTCAGGAGTATATCCATAGATACATCAGCGGTGAATCCTATGAAGCGTGCCTGCATCCTAAGCGTCCTGAGTTTCTGGTAGCAGTCAAACAGGGGTATTTTAACCTTGAGCAGGCCCGCACTTCCGCGGATGCAGCTATTGCTGATGTAATTAAAACCGCGGACACTTTCTGCGAAAAAGTCGGTAAGACTTTTGATACAGAAGTTGACGAATTGCTTGACGATGTGCAGTATAACATCGTTAAAAGTGCATTGAAAGGAGAAATCTTGAGTGATTAAGAATTGGCTTGTCACAGGAGATACCCACGGTCAAGTCCTTGAAAGACTTAGTCACATTGAGTATCCTCCTGATGAAACTGCGTTGATTATCCTTGGCGATATGGGTCTTAATTTCTATCTAAATAAGACCGACCGGAAGAACAAGAGGAATGTCAATGCAACCGGATTCCGCATTTACGCGGTTCGTGGAAACCATGAAGAGCGTCCAGAAAACCTTTCCATGGAGCAAATGTATGACGAAGACGTCGATGGCGGCGTCTATTATGAGCCAGAATTTCCGAATATCAGATACCTTTTTGACGGAGAGAGCTACAACATTCATGACTACTCTGTACTTGTTATCGGCGGGGCGTATTCCGTAGATAAGTGGTATCGACTTAGAGGCCGTCCAGAAGATACAGATAGCTGGACCGGTTGGTTCAAGGACGAACAGCTAACCAAAAAGGAAATGGATGAAATTGGCGCATGGGTTGAGGGTAAGCGTTACGATTTTGTCCTAACCCATACTTGTCCCATTTCTTGGGAGCCAAGAGATTTGTTTCTCTCTGGTCTTGACCAATCAAAAGTAGATAAGAGTATGGAACTTTGGCTTGAGGATATCAAAAGCAAAGTTGATTGGGAAGTCTGGCTCTGTGGCCATTACCATGACGATCGGTTAATCCGGCCGGGCGCAGAAATGTATTTCCATGACATTGAATCTCTTGATACAATTTGGGAGCGTTGGCAAGACCCTGAGAACATCGACTGGTGGTTAAAGAAGGATCCAAACTACTATATGGGTAAATAAAAAAATAAAGGGTCGAAGTATTTAATACTTCGACCCTTTTAATTAAAAGTCATGCCATTCAATTTTCTGCGGACTTCCAGTTCCACCGATCTTTTGATAGCCATTTGCTGCGGTATATTGCAAGATGGCATCTTCTACAAAGTAGATTTTGCCTTCTTCGCCCACCTCAGGAAGCTCAGAACGTTGTGTTACTTCAATGCTTCCACCATTTTTAATCTGTTCCTTAACCCATTCTTTGAGTTTTGTATCATAATGAGATAAAAGGTTAAGGTCAATAAGCTTTTCTAATGCAACTGCCATTAGGAATCACTCCTTAACCAAATAATTTATCAATGTCTGCAATGTCGGCTAAGCTGCCTTCAACGACAACTGTCCCACCGCCTCCGCCGCCACTTGACTTTTGTTTAATCCATTGACCCTGGTTGTTCAATCTATAAGTGCTAGAAGTTGCGACAACCTCGCAAGTGCTGCCAGGGGTAAAGTGGGTAGGAAGGGTGGCAATTTCGTCTTCGGTATCAACTAGTAGACGAACTAGATAGGGAGTGATTTTCTCCCCACTCATCATCTGAGAATACATAGACAATCTGCCCCTTTCATTATTTTCTCTATTGTTATCTAAAAAATGATAATGAGTGTATATCAGCTTTTGGCCAAAATAAATACCTATTTGAAAAATGTTATAAAATATATTATAATATATATAGAAAGTTAAGGAAGAAAGAAGTGATAACCATTCGTATCTGGCATCAAAAACTTATTCCCTATCTTGACCGTCAGCGTCTCTTAGGTCAGCATCGAGAATGTGCGGCTCTGAGAGGAAAAGGCTGGGGCAAGAAGCACGCAACTGTAGACTACGCTTTTACACATGATCCTGCTCTACTTGTCGCTTATCATTATCTGATTATGGACGAGATGGAGAAGCGTGGCTACCATCCAGATAAGATTTGGAAGAATCCTAACTGGCGAGGAAGTACATTAGGTGAGGATACATGGATTTCTGATTCTAAGTATGAAGAGATTTATGAATCTGCTAAGCAGGGTAATATGATTTATCCTGAACACGATGATGCTTATTTGCAGGAGTGTATCAATATCCTGCATGAAAAAGGTATCGACATTACGATGTAACAAGAGAGGAGATAGCTATATGATGCCCTATGTTTGTGATGGAACTATCGTAAGAGTGAGAGACGGTCGCACTGGTAGAGTCATCTGCGTTGATAGAAACACCAAGATTGCAGTAGTCTATACTGGTAAGGCATCTATCTCCACAAAGATTGAAAATCTTGAGGTCATTTCCTACAAGGAGGTTAAGTAAATGCCCGGAAGAGTAAGAGTTCATCGCCCTTCTCCCGAAAAAGAGGGAGAATACAAGATGCGTATTCTTAGCATCTTGAATGAGTCCGAGGAAGCCATGACGATTGATGAAATCAAAAGCCAAGATATGATTCTTCAGCCGTTGACTTCTCAGAAAATGGCAAGACTTATCGGCAATCTGATTGAAATGGGACTTGTGCGGAAGGGCAAGTCTAAGAGCCTCGGACGCATGGTTTATAAGGCTGTAGCAGTCATGATTAGTCAAGGCTACGATGTGAATGAAGAGGAGGAGTAAGATATGGCGTATTTTGGTTTGGTAACTAAATTGCAGAACTGTCGTAAGGACGAGAACTCTGATCGTCTGTATCTGGCAGATTGCTTCAATGAGGGCGTTATCGTCGGCCCCGATATGAAGACCGGCGATCTGGTTCTGTACCTGCCGACCGATGGTCAGGTCGATCATTGGTTTGGCGATAAGTTTACCTTGTTCCGCAAGAATGAGGACGGTACTGAGCAGGGTGGATACTTGGAAAACAATGGTCACGTGCGGGCTATTAAGCTCCGCGGTAACGAGAGTTCTGGTATCGTTATCTCTCTTGAACGTGTCTATGAAATTTTCGGCAATCAGCATTGGAAGAACGGAGATAAGGTAAATACCATCAATGGCAAGGAGTTCTGCCGCAAGTATATCCCTAAGCGCAAGACTCCGAGCACTACTCCTAAGACTTCCTACAAGGGCCGTAAGGCAGAGGGTATTACCTATCCTGAGTTTGCGATGCATACTGACACTGAGCAGCTTGCATACAATCTGGATAAGTTCCGTCCCGGCGACGAGTTGAACATGACCCTCAAGATGCATGGCACTTCTCAGCGTTCTATGAATACCTTTGCTGAGCTGCCCAATGGCTTCTTCCGTCGCCTGTTCCATATGAAGAAGCGTCTGAAGCAAGCTTATGTTCTCGGTACTCGCCGCTGTGTTGTAACTGAGAACTCTCAGGGTTACTACGGTAACGATCTGTTCCGTATGTCTCACCATGAAGCGCTGAAGCCTCATCTTGATCCCGGTATGGAGGTCTTCTACGAGGTAGTAGGTTACTACGGCCCCTCTGAGGGTGATACCATCATGCCTATCGGCGATAACTCCAAGCTGAAAGATAAGGCTTTTCAGAAGCTATTCGGTAAGAAGTCTATCTTCTCCTACGGCTGCAAACCCGGTGAGTCTCATATGTGGATTTACCGCATCACTTCCGAGAATGGCCAGCGCGAGTGGACTCCTGACGAGATTACTGCTTGGTGCGAGAAGCACGGCTTTAATCGTGTCCCTGTAATCGAGAACTTTAAGTTCACTACCGCTGAGGATCTGCAGGACCGCATCAACAAGTATTTCGAGGACTTGGTTGACCCTATCGGCAAGACTCATGTTAAAGAGGGCGTTGTGGTTCGTATCGTCAACCGCCGCACCTTCACCGCTTTCAAGTCTAAGACTTACGAGTTCAAAGTGCTTGAGGGCATCATCAAAGAGACTGAAACCGCGCCGGATATGGAGGAGGCACAGGACGAGGTATGAAAATTATCTTCTTTAGTCTGTGGCTGATTACTATTGTTGCTGGCTCTATTTTAGGAACAATAGTTCCTCCTTCAGCCGTCTATCTCACTGGATTTACTGCCGGTAGTCTGGCTTTAACGTTCTTACGGCTTGCCTCTCAATTTAAGGATTAAGGAGTATAGATTATGCTTTACTGGGGTATCGTTCTTTTCATTTGCATCGTCGTTTTTGTTGTCTCGTTGAAGGCGCTCAATAAGAGCTGCTGGGACAGTACACTCTATCTTGTAAGCACACTTCTTACTGCAATAGTAGCACTTATTATTGCATTGGCAATGCTTTTAACTACCTGCGAGTATAGAAGCTTTTTGGCTTCCTTTGAAACTCAACGCACAATTATTACGCAAATGTCACAGTCACACCAATTTAACGATAATACGCTTATCTATGTAGCAGATATGATTGACGCTAATCAGAAGCTAGCTGAAATTCAAGGTAGTAAGAAAGCTTGGGGCGGATGGAGTATGTATCCAGATAGTGTCATGGATGTTGTCCCTATCGGACTAGAAAACTAAATACAAGAGACTCTTACCTAGTTGGTAAGAGTCTCTTTATTTTTATAATAATATATTATATAATATATATAAAGAATGAGGAAAGGAGTTTTCTATATATGCAGAAAATTCTAATTGTAGTTGATATGCAGAACGACTTCGTAACAGGACCTCTCGGTTCTGAAGCCGCACAGGTGGCTGCGAAGAATATTGCTGCACATATCAATGAATATGACACGGTAATTTTCACCCGTGATACCCACGGCCCAGATTATCTGGATACATTAGAAGGAAAGTTCCTACCAGTTCCGCATTGTATCAAGGATACTGAAGGATGGGAGATTATCCCTGAACTCGTTAATGAAGTTTCCAAGGTGAAGAATCTCTACGTCGTCGATAAGGATACCTTTGGCACTTTCATTTGGGGAAGTATGTCTGTAAATATGTCAGTAGATGAAGATACTACCATTGAAATTTGCGGCGTATGCACCGACATTTGTGTGGTGTCCAATGCTCTTATCATGCGGACTTTTCGTCCTAACCAGAAGATCGAGTGTCATAAAGACTGGTGCGCTGGTACGAGTATTGCAGCACATGAAGCAGCTCTTAAAGTTATGGAATCTTGCCAGATTGAAGTTATTTAAGGAGGCTTAATATGCTATTTGTTCGCTCTAGAATGGGTTTTGAGGATAAAACCTGGATGCCAGTTAGTCAAGATCGATTTCCAGATGGAACGCTGCACATGACTGCTCCTAAAGATTCCTTATTTAAGAACTCTAATGTCGATATCTACTGGAAGTATAACAATGATGCAGAATTGTTCTCGCTAATTTGCTTGCGGAAACACTATGCTGATTGTAAAAATGTCACACTTTATATGCCCTACTGTCCGCACGCCCGCATGGATAGAGTTAAGGGCACAACCGATGTATTCACTCTCAAGAGTTTTGCAGATGTTATCAACTCTCTTGATTTCATCAAGGTGGTTATCTATGATGCCCATAGTAATGTAACACCTGCGCTAATTGATAGAGTGGAAAATCGTCCGAATACTATGTTCGTTGAACGCACTTTACTCGATATCGGAGACGATAATCTTGTCATGTATTATCCCGACGAAGGGGCTATGAAGAGATATTCTGAGAATTGCCAGCGCCCTTATAGCTTTGGCATGAAGCGCAGAAATTGGGAAACTGGCAAAATCCTTGGCGTAGATATTATCAATAGAGAGAATGTGAAAGACAAGAACATTCTCATCGTTGATGACATTTGCTCTAAGGGTGGAACATTCTATCATTCTGCGCAGGCTCTAAAAGACGCGGGCGCCGCAGATATTTATCTCTTCATCACTCACTGCGAAGATTCTATTTTTAAAGGCAGCTTACTCGAAAGTGGCTTGATTAAGCACATCTACACCACTGATTCGTTGGGCCATGATATTCTCTTTAACAAACAGATTACGGTTTACAACCTGCGAGAAATCATTTAAGGAAAGGAATTGATACAATGTTTAATCCTCTTTTGATGATTGACTTCTATAAGAGTACCCACCATGAACAGTACCCCGTTGGATTAACTAAGATGGTTAGCTACTACACTCCTCGTATGAGCCGCCTTAAGGATGTAGACAAGGTAACTTTGTTCGGTCTACAGGCGTTCATTAAGGAATATCTCATTGAAGGCTTTAACGATAACTTCTTTAATCGTCCAGAAGAGGAAGTTGTCGCAGAGTACGAGCGAGTTCTCAATGCTACACTCGGTCCCGGTGCATTCCAGTCTGAGAAGATTAGAGATTTGCATCGGCTCGGTTATCTTCCTCTGGAAATCTCTGCTGTTCCAGAAGGTACTAGAACCGCGATCGGTGTCCCGCAGATCGAGATTACCAACACTCACCCCAACTTTGTTTGGTTGGTAAATACTATCGAAACTCTTCTGTCTGCCACTATGTGGCATACACAGGTATCCGCGGAAGTTGGCTATCGGTATCGTCAGATTGTGCAGAAATATCACGATATAAGCTGCGATGATAATGTTCCTGTAGCTCGACTGCTCGGCGACTTCTCTATGCGTGGTCAGCAGTCTGCGGAATCCGCGATTAAAAGTTCTGCGGGCTGGTGTCTATCTTTCCTGAACACCGCGACTGTTCCTGCAATTATGTGGCTTGAGAAGAACTATAATTGCGACTGCACTAAGGAACCTGTTGCTTACGGCGCAATCTCTACCGAGCATAGTGTTATGTGCTCTAACTACGCGATTGATGGTAACGAAATTACCCACATCCGTAGACTTCTGACAGAGATTTATCCTCACCACAATTTTTCTATGGTGTCTGATAGTTACGACTATTGGAATCTCGTAGAGAAAATTCTCCCGCACTTGAAAGATGAAATCATGGCACATGATGGTTGTCTTTCTATCCGTGGTGATAGCGGCGACCCTGTTGAGATTATCGCAGGTAAGGAAATCATCTATCTCGACGAGCAGGAATGGGAGAACCTAAAAGATGATCCAAGTGAGTTCATTGCTGAGTTCTTTGAGCGAGATTTGGATAAGGGCACTCAGCAGATTTTCTCTTACAATGGAGAATATGCTCTCGCTGACATTACAGTCGAATGGACTAATGAGCGTGGCGCTTGGACCGATTGCAAATATTGGTACATTGAAGGCTATGATGTTAAGCTGACTGAAAACTATGAGCTTACTTCTGAGGATAAGGGAACTGTCTGGTGTCTGTGGGATATTTTCGGTGGAACCATCAATAGCAAGGGTTATAGGGTCCTTGATCCTCACATTAAAGCTATCTATGGTGACAGTATTACTCCTCAGCGTTGCGCTCGTATTTATCAACGTCTTGAGAATAATGGATTTGCTATTAACAATGTTTCCCTTGGTGTTGGCTCTTTCTCCTTTATGTGCCTTGAGGAAGATGGCAGCTTCAACCCTTACACTCGTGATACCTTTGGTATTGCTGTTAAGGCAACTTACGCGGAAGATGCAAATGGTAAGCCTATTATGATTTACAAGCAACCCAAGGCTCTTAGCTGGAAGAAGTCTCAAAAAGGCTGCTGTCGAGTAGCTCTTGATGGTCAGAGTTATGAAGATGAACTAACTTGGGCAGATCATCTTGGTGAAGATAATCTGCTTCAACCTGTATTCCGTGATGGTAGTATGATTAAGGAGGACACTCTGCACGATATTCGCGCACGGCTGTATAAGGAGGGCTTTTAATGAACGATCCATTCCTTGATATCAATAGAGTAGTTGATAGACTCTATAATGAATATAAGCGATATGGTGATATTATTATCGCCTTCGACTTTGATTACACGGTTCATAATTTCCGTGACGAAGATTATACTTACGAGCGTGTGAGTGAAATGTTGCGGAAATGGCAGCCCTATGCTAAGCTCGTGGTATTTAGTGCTTCTCAGGAAGAGCGATATCCCTATATTGCAGATTATCTCAATCAGAATAACATTCCTTTTGATGCAATCAATGAGGATGTTCTGACTGAGAAGCGTAAGCCAACGAGAAAACTGTATTATAATATCTTGCTTGATGATAGAGCAGGACTTAGTAGCGCTTACACGGCATTAGATATGCTATACAGTAAACTAGAAGCAGAAGGAGAACTGAAAACATGGAGAACGTAATCAATAATATCACTAATTGGATTAAGGATTACTTCGTAAATAATGGTCCAGATTGCAAAGCTATCATTGGTATTTCTGGTGGCAAAGATAGCACCGTAACTGCGGCTCTGCTTGTTAAAGCGCTCGGAAAGAATAGGGTTATTGGTGTAAAAATGCCGCAGGGTAATCAGCATGACATTGATGTTGCCAATAAAGTAATTGACTATCTCGGTATTGATAGTTATGAGGTTAATATCGACGAAGTTTGCAAATCTCTGTATAATGCTATCGACATTGGCTATAATTTTGAAGGCTCGGTCGAAAGCATTCCACAGATTGCCTCTAATTCCCCAGCCCGCATCCGCATGGCCGTTCTTTATGCGATCGCCGCACGTGAACATGGTCGGGTAGCAAACACTTGCAATAGGAGCGAGGATTTTATTGGCTATTCCACTAAGTTCGGAGACGCTGCTGGGGATTTCTCCGTGCTGTCTGAATATACAGTTTCAGAAGTGCGGCAGATTGGTAAAGCACTCGGTATCCCTGACGAGTTTATCTTTAAAGCGCCAGAAGATGGTCTTAGTGGTAAGACAGATGAAGATAATCTTGGATTTACCTATGATGAACTCGATAACTTCCTACTGCAAGGATATTATCCATCTTATGATGTTTATAAAAACATTGAAGAGCGACATAAGCGCAATCTCCACAAGGTAAAACCGATGCCTTCTTGCCCTAGATATTACTCAACGCGCGATTGGGAGGTATAAAGAGAGCCTTACGGCTCTCTTTATTTTTTATAAAATATATTATATAATATATGTATAAGAGAGGGGAGAAAGAGTATGAAAGAAATGTTCCATAACATTAAGAATGGTGAATTGCCTGTGCCTGGTAGTAAGGTGTTTATCCGTCTCGATGAAGAGACTACTCGTGGATATGCTTATCCTGAAGCCTCTATTGTTTCTGTGCAGACTTGGCGTGATGGACATATCCATTTTATCGAAGATTCTGGCGAACAGTACATGGAGTTTTTCCCTCAGTATGTCAAAGATTGGTGCTATCTTTCTGATCTAATGAAGTTACACTAAAGGAGGTATATAATGGATTTATTTTCACTACTTGAGAATCTCAAGCTTGATCTTGAATGGGCAGAAGCTAATGAGTGGGTAGCTCCAATTTGTCTTGCTAACGATTTGCAAGAAACTATTAAAATCATTGAAAAGGAGATGGAAGAATAATGGCTACATATGCGTGTTCTGATTTGCACGGTAGATTGGATCTACTAAAGCAGATTCAGGATTTCTTACAACCCGATGATACGGTTTATTTTCTCGGCGATGCCGGAGATAGAGGCCCTGAGCCTTGGGAAACTATCAAAGCAGTCGCTCAAGATAAGCGTTTTATCTATCTTAAAGGTAATCACGAAGATATGCTGGTAAAAGCCATGGAAGATGAAGTGCGGAGAGAAGGATGCGGAGTACTTGGGAAAAACTTTGCTTTGCTTTCTCAAAATGGCGGTGGAGAAACTTTCCTTGACTGGCTTTTAGAGCCAATGAAAACTGGATGGTGGAATTATCTCAAGAAACTACCAACCTATAAGAAATATGTAAATGAACAGGGAATCACTATTCATCTCTGTCATGCTGGCTTTAATCCAATGCAGGATGATGCTATCCCTAATGATGACGATTTACTTTGGGATAGATGTCATTGGCACTCTAAGGAGCCTATTTTTGATGATAAAGAAATTTGCGTGCATGGCCATACTCCTATTCCATATCTGTTAAAACGAAATAATTGGAGCGATGAAATTCCAGATTGGGATGGTGGCGCTTGGTGGTATGCACAAGACCACAAAGTTGATTTGGACTGTGCAAGCTGGTATACTGGTTATACTGTGTTGTTAGATTTAGACAGCTTTGATGAACATATCTTTAGTGCCGCCGACGCGATTGATCTTTCTAAGAAGGAGGAATGGTGATGATTCCCGGACTGTATAAAGTTTTTAACGAAAGATGGAATGGACAGACAACTTGGGTATATTCAGATCCTCATTTTGGTGATAAAGAACTCGCCGCTGGGACTCCAGGTCGTCCTTCCGATGAAGAGCAGGTTAAACTTATCAATAGTAAAGTTGGTAAGAAAGATGTTCTGATTATCTTGGGAGATTGCGGCGACCCGGCTATGTGCGCTAAACTCCGTGGTTACAAGGTGCTTATTATGGGGAACCATGACGCCGGCCGCAGTAATTATGAGCGAAAAAAGATCTCTCGTAAGTTCCCCAAAGAAGTCTTTCAGAAATCTGAGGCTCTTGATGAAATGAAACGCGTCTATCCCGGTTGTCAGTATTCTATTACCGAAGGGTATGACTTCCATTCTCCTTTTGATTATTGGGAAGTTTCCGCGGATAATAATCTCTTTGACGAAATCTATGAGGGACCTCTCATGATTGGTGAAAAACTCATTCTCTCTCATGAGCCTCTTTCTATGATACCTTGGGTGTTTAATATTCATGGTCATGTCCATGATCGTCGTCATAAAAATGACGACAGACATCTAAATGTTTGCTCTGACGCAATCAACTACAGCCCAGTCAATCTAAATAAGTTGATGAAGAATGGGCTTACCTCAAAAATCTACTCTGTACATCGACAGACTATTGATGTAGCTACGAAAAAGAAGGAAAAGAGGAAACGCAATGGATAATCTCATGGATTTAATATTTGGTATTGTTTACAACGACCATGATTCCGATCTCATTGGGCGCGATCAGGTTGATGATTATACTATCGACACTTGCCTGACCGCAGATCAAGGTTATGAAACCGCAGTTTGGGTAGCTGACCATAATATAGTTATTGTGGCTCGTTATGCCACTAGAGAAGAAGCTGTACTGGGGCATCGTGAGTGGGTTAATAGATGTAAAAGCCATCCCAGTTCTGCTTATAGCGTTCAGTTTGAGCGCGATATTCTATTTTAATATAAGGAGTTTATTATGATGGATGATTTTCTGGCTATTCTGGGAGCTATTGCTTTGATAATCGCAACCGTACTCGTTCTTCCCTTTATCTCTTTTTGGCTGTGCTATTTCGGAGGATGGGTGGCTTCTATTACCATTGGTAATATTCTCACTGATGGTCTAAATACTTTGTTCCAGACAACTTGGTTTACCAAAGATATGATTCCCCTTTGCGCCGGTACGCTCGGTTGGATTGGTAGCTATTTTAGGACCAGTAATCTCGGAAAGAGCAAGGATTAAAAGAAGAATCAAGGGAGTAAAAAGCTCCCTTGATTTTTTTATTTTTTTATTATATAATATATGTATAAGAAAGGGGAAGATTGAAAATGCCTATTCATGATGAACTTGGAACTCGTATGAAAGAGTTCTATGAAAGCGTCCCTAAGACTAAGTTAATGCGTCGTACACCGGTTGCAATTCGCATTGACGGTAAAGCTTTCCACACCTTTACCCGTGGTTTCAGCAAGCCTTTTGATGATGTATTGATTAACACAATGCAGGATACCATGAAATATCTCTGTGAAAACATTCAAGGGTGCGTGTTAGGGTATACACAAAGTGACGAAATCACTCTTATTCTTGTTGACTACAAGCGGCTCAATAGTTCTGCTTGGTTTGACTACGAAGTACAGAAGATGTGTTCTATTGCAGCTTCTATGGCAACGATGGCTTTCAACAAGTTTTTTGAAAGCAATGTAGAAAAAGAAAATGATAGCTTTACCGCCGAATGGTTAGATGAAGATACCTATAACCCAAATTATAAAAATACAAAATTGAAAGATCTATGGCGAGTTCATAACAACGCCTTAAAAAATGGTGCCATGTTTGATGCTCGTTGCTTCAATATCCCCAAGGAAGAGGTCACCAATCTCGTTTATTGGCGTCAGTTAGATGCAACCCGCAATTCTATTCAGATGGTAGGCCAGGCTAATTTCTCTCACAAAGAACTTCAAGGTAAGTCTTGTGAGAAAATCAAAGAGATGCTAATCACGGAGAAAGAAATTTCTTGGGAAGACTTTCACCCTATGTATAAGCACGGCTCTTGTTGCATCAAGGTTACAACTGAGACCGATGGTGTAACTCGCTCTAGCTGGGAAATTGATAAAAATATTCCGCTATTTGTCGGAGAGGGACGCGAGTATATCGAATCTCTAATCCAATGTCAGGAGGAATAACAATGGCTGAGTGGCAAAAAGGAACAGGATGGAAAGAATGGTTTGAAATTACCGGCGCTGATGGAGTAGATTTCCACCCAATTGGTCAAGATCCGCGTAAAAACCCAGCCATTGTGTTGCAGTCTAATACCAAGGAAGATATTCTAGAAAGAAAAGTCGGCTATCCAAAGAGTAGTTATTCATTCTGGAAAAAAATCAATGGCAAAAAATATTATATCTCTCTTGACAACCCAACTGAGGTAACTCATAAAGTTAATATAGATGCAGAAGTAGATTGGGTTACTGGTTATCTACGAGGCGGATATTACCATGGAGAACTTGAACTATCTGAGGAAGATTATAAAACTTTTAAGAAAGATCCATTAAATTTTTTAGAAAATCATATTGATTTATGGGTAGATTGGCCATTTGAAATAAACGATTGCGAGATTGAGGACATTGGTGAACTTTCACAAGTCTATTTTACCGATCAAAACTAACTAACCAAAAATCAAAAGGTTCTAAGAATTAGAACCTTTTGATTTTTTTATAAATATATATTATAATATTTATAGAAAGTTAAGAAAGGAAGTTATGAAGTATGGTCACTAAAAACGACGCTGTTAAAGCGTTGGAAACCCTCGATGGCATTATTGATAGTCTGGATTGGAGCGGCGTGTTCATTGATGACGAGCTAAATGACATTGAAAAGTCAATGGCTATCATTCAGCAATTTATTGAACAGGAGGAAAAGTAATGACTCATCCGCATGGTATATTAGGTTATCACGATAGTCCAAGATGCAAATCCGATCTTTGGTCTCCTGCCCCGTGCTCTTGTGCTCAAGAAAATCGAGCTTTTTCTCCTTTTGTGGAACATCAGCAAGACCTTGAGGACGCTGTTAATTTGCTCATTGAAGCAAGAGTAAAAGGTGAAAACTGCTCTATTCAGTTTGAAACCGAGGTATCTGATGAAGATATTGCTTGGGTGATGGCTGAAGTTGAACGGAGGTTAAGATAATGATAAAACTATTTGAAAAGATTCGCCACTACTTCTCCAGAGAATCTTGTTACACTGAGATGGAAAAATGCGGCTATGCTACTATGGGATGCTGTTGTGGTAGAGCTGGTGGAACATGGGCAACAGATTATTTATCAGAAGCTTGTCTTGATTGTAAACATTTAGTCCTCGATACAAAACCACTAGATGGAGGCGAAAAGAATGACAACTGAACTGAAAGTCATGGTTGGGGTGCCCGGTAGCGGAAAATCTACTTGGGTGAAGCAAGAGGTAGCACGAATCGAAGAAGAGCATCGCACCACTTGCGTAGTTTCCAGAGATTTCGTGCGGCAGTCCATCTTGACCGATCGTGATAGCTACTTTGACAAAGAAGTTGAAGTATTCGACGAATTTGTCCGACAGATTAACGAAGCTATGGAACTTGGTATTGATGTTGTGTTTGCGGATGCGACTCATATTAGCCCCGCTTCTCGTGCAAAGCTCCTTGGTCGGTTGATCGCAGATCCGCATACCAAATTGACCTTTGAAGTCATTGATGTTCCTGTCGAAACCGCTCTTGAGCGTAATGCTCAGCGGACTGGCGTTGCCAGAATCCCCGATTCCGCAATTAAGAAGATGAAGAAGGGATTTTCTATTCCTACTGAAAAAGAGTTCCCTAAGACTAATTGGGGTTTTTCTAATATCGAGGTGCGTGTGCACCATTAAGAGAGGGTGATAAAATGAATATTTGGATTTCTAGCGACTATCACTTCAATCACGATAAGGAGTTCATCTGGAAAGCCCGTGGTTTTGAAAGCGTTGAAGAGATGAATGAAACTATCGTAAAGAAGAATAATGAGTGCGTGGCCCCTGAAGACACTCTTATTATCTGCGGCGACCTCATGCTTGGCGGAGCTGATAAGCTTGAGGAAGGGATTGCTTTGCTCAATCGCATGAATGGTCGTAAACTCGTGGTTGGTGGTAACCATGATACTGCTAACCGCAGAGAAGCCTATCTTAGGGCTGGTATTCCCGTGTTTGACGCTTATGCTTTCACTTACTGCAAGTATCATTTCTATGCTTCTCATTATCCTACTTTAACCGGTAATCTTGAGAAAGAGTCACTTAAGCAGGTGACTTGCAATCTCTTTGGTCATACCCATCAGACAAGCAATTTCTACAATGAAATTCCTTTCATGTATCATGTGGGAGTCGATTCCCACGAGTGCTATCCCATTCTCCTTGATGACGTTATCAAGGAAATGAATGAGAAGGTTGAGGAGTGCAAAGCTCAGCTGTAGATTGAAGAGTCAAGCCCTATCATAAGATGTAATAAATGTATATATACCTATCCTAATTGTGGCTGTATCCCTGGGTTTTGTAAATCTTATAAGCGAGACCCTCCCGATGGAGGTTATTACGGTTAACTAAATAATTTAATATAAAGGAAAGAAAGATATGCTTATTTTTGCCATTTTCCTCGTTCTGATTGCACTTACTGCTTTCATTACCTGCTCTATTGTTTGCGGCGCCGCCAAGAAGAAGGCGGCTGAAACCAAGGACGATTGGGAATGTCGTTCGTATACAAAGGCTGTCAAGTCTGTCACGCGTGTAAAATGGATTGCCACGATTGGTGCGCTCGTTATCTTGATTATCGTGCTAGTAATCGGCGGCATCCGCGTTGTTGACGAAACTGAGGTTGGTGTTGTAAAGACCTTTGGTGAAATCTCTGGCACTGTTGATTCTGGCCTTAATTTTATCAATCCTTTGACGCAGAAAGTTACTATGTATGACCTTCGTGTCCATATCCGTGAATCTTCTTTTGCTTCTTATACTAAGGATGCCCAGCCCCTCACTGCTGCGATTGAGTATCAGTATGCACTAAATCCTGCTTTTGCTGAAGACGTGGCGCGTGAGTATGGCTCATATGAGATTCTGGAAACCAAACTCAGTAACATTGTTGAAGAAAGAGCCAAGATTGTATTTGCTCATTACAGTGCTATGCCCCTCCTTGAGAATCGTTCAAATCTCTCTACTGAAGTTGCCGAGGAAGTTAAGACCATTGAGAACCTATTCCATGTAACTTTTACCTCTGTTGTAGTCAAGGATATTGATTTCTCTGATGCTTTTGAGGCTTCTGTCGAAGCTAAGATGACCGCGGAGCAGGCTGCTCTAAAGGCCGAGCAGGATAAGAAAACTGCTATCATCCAGGCTGAGCAGAAGAAGGAAGTTGCCGCCATTACTGCTGAAGCCGCTATCGCGCAGGCTAAGGGTGAAGCCGAGGCTCTGGAAATTACTCGCCAGGCTCTGCAGAATATGCCTGACACTTGGGTTCAGCAACTTTGGATTGAGAAGTGGGATGGCAAGCTGCCTACCACACAGGCGGGTTCAGACGCCGCGATTATTGTAAATCCCAATATGGGTAACTAAAACTAGTCCCTAGCTCAATTGAGCTAGGGGCTTTTCTCGTTTATCCCGTCTGTCTCCGAGTTTCCGCGCGCATAGGCCCAGCAAATTTTTCGGAGAAATAGGGCAAATTTGATTTATCTATAAAATTTTGCTATCATATAGATAAAGAATTAAATAAGGAGAACAAAACTATATGAATTTGGTTAAAGCTATATATAAAGCTCCTGTGATTATGAAAGATTATTGGGAAGAGGAAGGTATCACCAATGTAAAGATTTGCTATCAAGGGCATACTTTTCATGGCGCTGCTGTACTAAGCAAGGGTGATGAAGGTTTCTACTCTAAGAAAGTTGGATATAATATTGCTCTATCAAAAGCAAGAATTGAAGCCCTGGAATATTTTTATAAGCAAGAGAGAGATAAGTTTAATGTCCGCAATCAGTTTTATCAAGAGGTATTAGGTCTTGGGGTTAAAACTCCCGCGGAAGTAGACCCATTGGGCGCTTTTAATCGAAATATGATGCGCTGCAAATATAGAGCCGACGCACTTAAAGAGGCTCTTGATAAAGAGAAAGATATGTTACATAAATATATTCTTGGTCAAGATAAAGCTATTGAATCTGTCAAACGCTTTAGACAGAAGGCCGATAATAATTAACAAACTTCTCTTATTTATTATAATAACATAAGAGGTGGTTTTATTGGTAAATATTTTAATTGGAGTTCTCCTTATCACAGTAGGTGCCACCTTACTCAATAGTATTAGTGAAATTATAAGTGCTATTACAGAACTTATTAAAGCTAATATAAACGAAAGGATTGTTCGTCACAATGTTGCGATTAATAAACTTAGTGAAGGAGAAACTCAATCTAGGGCAATCGGATTTGCCACTACATACGAAGAGGAAGATGAACATGAACTATGATGTACGGTTTCCAACAGATAGATACTTCTACGATACTTGCTCCCTTTTGTTGGCCGGAGAAAGTCTATTTGAGCAGGATAAGAAGCCCTTCTTAGTTTCTTCAATTACGCTAAAAGAATTAGAGAGAATTAAGACAGCTTCAAACAAGGATGCTGACATCAAGTATTCGGCTCGTCTATTGCTTCATTTATTTGAAGAATATCCAGATAAGTATGAAGTAATCCCGCACAAAGTAGACAATGAGTTCGTAATTAAAGAAGCTGGTTTCGATGTTACTGATGATACTCGCATCTTGTCTGATGCCATTGCGTGCGACAAAGAAAAAGATATTGTCTTTGTAACTAACGATTTAAGTCTAAAACATATCGCTAATTGCTTCTTTGGTAATGGAATGATTGAGAGCGTTCCAGAAGAAGTAGACGATTATACTGGCTATCTTGAAGTTACTTATAGTGATCAAGCTCTAGCAGAGTTCTATTAGAATCCGAACGATAATTCCTTTAATCTATTACCAGGACAGTATCTTATCCTGAAAAATAGTAATGGAGAAATTGTTGATTTGCGGGTTTGGACAGGTGAAGAGTTCAGATACCTTTCTTCTAAGACTATTAACTCTAAATGGTTTGGTAAGATTTCTCCATACTCTGGAGATATTTATCAGAAGATGCTATTTGATAGTTTGCGTAATAACAAGCTAACTCTTGTTAAAGGTCCAGCTGGTAGCGGAAAGACTTTCGTTTCTCTGGCTTATTTAATGGCAAAAATGGAAGCCCATGAACTAGATAAAATTATTATCTTCTGCAATACTGTTGCTACTGCTAACTC